ACGGGTTGTGAAAACCTTGAAAAACATTAATAATCTTGTAAGTGATCCTCGTTCGCTGTGTCATTGTCTGCTCCTTCCAAGAATGTGGTCCGTGGCCTTCTGGGCTTGTGACGCGGCGCTAATGACGAGCCCGTGATCGTGTCTGAGTACAGTCAGCCAGCTGTTGATATACGCGGCGCTCTGCTCAAGATTGTCCTCAAGCCCCGCCTCGGCCCCTAGGAACGCCGCGCCTGAAAGGGTGACGGTTTCTATACAAGCCTGATGCCGCCGTCCAATATTCTATGCACGTCATCGACGAGACACGTGAGATCGTAAAGGAGATCATCGACTCTCTCGCACGTTGGCGTAGTAACACAGTTCGCCCAGTCTCGGACGGATTCTGCTCTACGAGTCGCCCGCCTGAGTCGCGAGACGAGATGCTCTAAGTCATCAACGCCTAATTGGCCAAGATGATCCCGCGTCAACGTGCATCTGTTTTCACGTGTTGGCATTGCCTGCTCCTTCCAAGAATGTGGTCCGTATTCAGTTTCATAAGCACGTTCCTGTTCCTGTTCGAGTGCGAGTGCGAGTGCGAGTTCCCCTTATCGGCTGGACAAGGATCGTAAGCTGACATAGGACGAGATGCCGATACCATGCGCGATGATCGCGATAGACTTGCGGTGATCAGCATGGCGTGATCCATCGCATAATCGGCAATGGTCGCAGGATGTACGCTTGCCTGACTCGTCCGATGCGGGACAGGCGATCTCCCGCGAATCCAGGTGCTCGTCCGATGTCCTCACGCGAAACGTACGCCAGCCGGAGCGCTTCGCCATGGCGTATTCTGTCGGAGTGTCAACGGACGCCATAAGCCATGGCCGAAGGTCTGGACGTGACTGCCATGCGTGTGTATACCCGGTGTGGAAAATCCCGTGAGTGAGATCGGCTATGACGTGGAGCGGCAATGCGGCCCCGTCTCCATACGCACCGATACGGACTCCCATACTTTTAGACGCTAAATGTGTGGCTACGTCGGACGGACGCATCGTGACATAGCGTCCTTTCCGGTAAGCTTCATAGACCGCCCGTGGCGCATTCTTCACCGCGACATAGCAGGCGCGGCCTTTTCCGGTACCGTCGCCACGATGCTTACAGATCCAGCAGATGGACCGATCTGCGCCGGTTTTAATCGCCTCTAGCGGGCTTATGTCGGATCGGACGATCCACAGTTGCGCTAGGTCTGCTCCTGTTTTGCGGTTCTTATTCCCACGATCTAGCCCGGTGATAATCGCGACAATCGGCGCATTGTCAAACGCGGAGCGTCCCTGCCACACAATCGCGGACGCTGGGACGGTGTCGGTGCGGTGCCATCGTGTCATGTGGGGTACCTGTTCCTGTTCGAGTGCCTGTTCGAGTCCGAGCGCGAGACTCACCTTAACCCACAGCGCTGTTGGTTGTCAAGTCTCCTTCGGTTACTGGGGATAGTGGCATCCTGCACCAGCGCGACTCGAGCGCGACTCGGAGCGCGACTCGACCGCGACTTGACCCCTTCGAGTCGCGCTCGGCACTCCGGTTATGCGTTTTTCCTAAGGAATTCAGCAATCAGGGAGCGCGACTGTCGCGCTCGCCGGTCGTTGGTGGACCGCTGATTCGGTGGCTGATGTCCGATGTCGCTGTCCCTGTAACCCCTGCGTTGTCAACGGCTTACGTTGCTAGTGTGTGACGCGACGGTCGCGGGAGTCCTCGCGCGACTACTCCCCCTCTCTCTAGAATAGAGAGGGGGAGTCAGCAGGAGTAAATAAAAAACCGATGCGGCTGAACGGGCACAACGGGCTATCATCGCCACTCGCTGGCGGTCCCGCGCGTGAGAGAATACGGCTAAGGCAACCCCCGGCAACCCCCGGGAACCCCCGGGAACCCCAGGGAACCCAAGGGGAACCCCAGGGAACCCACGGCGGCTGTTCGTGCTAGACTGCTAGTAATGACGTGTAGCTTTGTAAGCTGTGACATTGCAACGTCTTGCGGCCTCGTTGGAGGGTGTCAGCGGGGTCAGATCAGGATGCACTATCCAAGTAAACACAACGCGCATTATGCGACGCTGCGAGGCGAAACACCCCAAGTTGGCGTGACCTTCGCTAAGGCCAAATCGCCATTTACGGCGATTTGGGACACGGGCGAAAGTGAGCTAACCGAGTCTACGTAAGCGAAGGTCTATGATTTGCTGGGGAATCGACGGTTTTCGGTCTGGTCAGGAGACACATCGAACGGCGAAGAGAAAGAGAAAACGACTTTGCGTTTTCCGAACCAATATAAGGACCGATCTGGCGACCGCCCCTCACGGAAAAAGTCTCTCGGGTACTGCTTTATGTTTCTGTAACGTATCTCGAAGTACGTCCACACGGCGTGACGAGCGTGACACTTATGGGACAACTTGAGACATTTAATGAGAGATGTCTTCCCTGTCCGTGCACACCGTAACGATGGCTATCCCCTCCGTTTGGCCTGCAACCGTGCAACCGCTCGCGTCGGAAGAGGGACGCGTCTCCCCAGGACTGGCGTATAGTACACAGCGTATGCGGGACAAGTATCAGCGGTTTGTGAACGAGTATCTCGTGGACCTCGACGCCACGCGTGCCGCCGCAGCGGTTGGGTATGTGAATGCCAACGACCGCCATTACGCGTCCAAGCAGGGATACAAGCTGATGCGGCGTCCGGACATCCAGGCAGAGATTACGGCGCGCAAGCGGCAGCAACTGATCCGGGCGGAACTCACGGCCGTAGCGGTACTCGACCAACTCCGGGCATTAAGCATGGTGGACATGCGGGAGTTTTTCGATACGGACGGCCGGATGAAGCCCCCGAGCCGCTGGACGGCGGACATGGGGCGCGCCGTGAGCAGTTTTGACGTGGTGAAGCGGAACCTCACCACGGGCGACAACAAGACCGACGAGGTTTTTCGGGTGCGGCTCGCGGATAAGGTGCGGAGTTTGGAGATGCTAGCGAAGCACTTTGGGCTCTTGGTGGACCGGGTGGACCATAGTGGGGCGATTGTGTTCCAGCACGAGCAAATGGACGCCCCGGTGACGGTGGAGGCGGTGCGGGTACCGGAGACGCCATGACGACCGCGCAGCGGGTAGTGATTCCCTACACCCCGCGACCGCTGCAGCGGGAGATAGGGCAATTAGCGCGGCAGAAGCGGTTTGGCGTCTTGGTTTGTCACCGCCGGTTTGGCAAAACGGTACTGGGGGTGAATTTAGCGCAGCAGATGGCGCTCCAGTGTCCGCACGACCGGCCCCGGAGCGCCTATATCGGTCCCACCTATACCCAGGGGAAAGCGGTAGCCTGGGATTACATGCAGTATTACGCCAGGCCGGTCCCGGGGGTGGAATTCAACCAGTCCGAGCTGCGGGCGGATTTTCCCAACAGGGGCCAGTCCCGCATTTACGGCGCGGATAACCCGGATAGCTTACGCGGGTTGTATCTGGACCGCGTCATTTTGGACGAATACGGCTTGCATCCGGCCAAGACGTTTTCCGAGGTCATTGGCCCGACCCTCGTGGACCGTGGGGGCAGCGCCTTGTTTCTCGGCACGCCCAACGGGAAAAATCAATTCTACGACATCGCCATGTTTGCGAGGGACGCGCAGCGCGACGGGCACCCGGAGTGGTTTTACCGCGAATGCAAGGCGAGTGAGACCGGGATTCTCGACGCCAGTTATCTCGCCTCCGCCCGCTCGGTGATGACGGCCGACGAATATGCCCAGGAATTTGAGTGTAGTTTTGAAGCCTCGGTCAAGGGCGCGGTGTACGCGGCCGAGCTGCAGGAGGCGCGGGACGCGGGCCGCGTGACGACGGTGCCTCTCGATCCGGCGCTCCCCATTGATACGGACTGGGACTTGGGGGTCGGAGACGCCACCGCGATCTGGTTTAGCCAATCCACCCGCAGTGGCGACATCCGGCTGATTGACTATTATGAAGCCAGCGGGGAAGGCTTGCCCCATTATGCCGCGATGCTCCAGCGGAAAGGCTATGTGTACGGCACCCACTGGGCCCCGCACGATATTGCCGTGCGCGAGTTGGGCAGCGGGAAGAGTCGATTGGACGTGGCCGCGAGTCTCGGGCTTCGCTTTGCGGTCGTCCCGCGCGTGCATGGAGAAAAAGGCCAGGAGGTCGAGGCCGGGATTCACGCGGCGCGGCTGTTGCTCGGGCGGTGCTGGTTTGACGCCACCCGGACGCGGGCCGGGCTTGAGGCCCTGATGCACTATCGCCGGGATTACAATGCCCGCCTGGGAGAATTTACCGCCCGGCCGGTGCATGATTGGGCGAGTCATGGCGCGGACGCCTTTCGGGGACTGGCGGTCCGCTATCAGCCGCCCCGGACGCCGACCGCCGTGCATGTCCGGGTCACGCCCGCGACCGAGGCGGGTTGGATGGGGATGTAGGAGGACGCATGACGCCGACCGAAATGACCCGCGCCCTCGACCGCTTTCGGGTCGGGGTGGAGGCGGATGAAGAGCAGCGGCGACGGGAAGTCAACGCGCTCCGGTTTCAGGTGCCCGCGCTGGCATGGCCGGATGACGTGAAAGAGCAGCGCAAGCCGCAGATTGTCGGCGGGGTGGCGCTCCCGCAGCGGCCGATGCTGTCGATTCCGAGCCTCGACCAGCCCATTCAGCTCACGCTGAACGCGGAACGGGCCGCGAAGTTGGGGATTCAGATTCATCCGGTGTCCGAGGACGCCGATGACGAGACCGCCGAGGTCATTCAGGGCCTCTATCGGCGGATTGAAGTGGAGAGTCGCGCGAGTCTCGCCCGTACCTGGGCGTTTGAGCGCGCGGTCAAATGTGGACGAGGGTATTACCGCGTCCTGACCGAGCCGGACCCGGATGCGGGGAGCCCCTTCGACCAGAAAATCACCATCAAGCGCATTTTGCAGCAAGCGAGTGTCGTGCTGGACCCGTTTGCCCAGGAAGCTGATGGGAGTGACGGCCAGTGGGCGTTTCTCGTCCAGGATATGCCCTGGGACGACTACGTGCGGAAATATCCCCACAGCCAAATGGCCGCCTTTGACGACGATGAGTTATCCCTGGTCGGGATGAAGACGCCGAACTGGGTGACGGGCGAAGCCGACTCCGCAGGCCGCGCCGTGCGCGTGGCCGAATACTACCGGCTCGAATATGCGACCCGCCGCCGTGTCCTCCTCGACGATGGCAGCGATGCGTTCGAGGATGAGATTCCCGAGGGGCGGATAATCCTCGAGGGCGACGGCGCACGCGCGATCGAGGAGCAGGTGCCGACGCTGTGGTGGTCCACGATGAATGCGGTCGAGGAACTCGCCCCGGCGCAGACACTCGACGGCCGCTACATTCCCATTATTCCCGTCATTGGCCGGGAATTGATTCCCTTTGAAGCACAGCGGCGCTGGGTCGGCATTATCGAGCCCAACGAGGATGCCGCGCGGCTTCTCAATTATTCCGCCAGCTCAGCGGTCGAACTCGCCTCACTGGAGAGTAAAGCGCCCTATCTGATGGTCGAAGGCCAGGAGGAAGGGCACGAGCAGGAATTCCAGCTCGCCAACGTGCGGAATTTCCCGTATTTACGGTATAAAAACGTGAGCCTCAACGGCACGCCCGCGCCCCCGCCGCAACGGACGCAGGTCGATACGTCCCGGCTCGGTCCGTCGATGGTGCTCCTCCAGCAAGCGCGGGAATTCATCCATCAAGGAACCGGTGCCTTCGAGAGCGCCCTGGGCCAGCAGAGCCAAACCGCGCGGAGTGGCCGGTCGGTCCTCGCCCTGCAACAGCAATACGAGCAGGGCAGCTCGCACTTCCTCGACAACTTGGCCGAGATCAGCCTCACCTATGAAGCCAAGGTCATTCTCGACTTGATTCCGCGTATTTATGACCGTCCCGGCCGGGTGGCCCGCATCCTCGACCAGGAAGACGAGACGGAGACGGTCTTGCTGAATACCCCGTTTCTGCGCGATCCGCGCACCCAGCGTCCACGGGCGGTCGGACCCATGCCTCCACCCGGTATGGGTGGCCTGCCGCCTGGACCCGCTCCACCAGGGGGGCCGCTCGCGCCGCCTCAAGGGATGCCTTCCCCGCCATTCGGCGCGGGGGCTCCTCCCGTGGGCGGTCCAGTCCCCGGCGTGCCGCCGATGTCGCCCGAGACGTGGAATTACGACCTCCGGAAAGGGCGGTATGGCGTCGTCGTGACGATCGGGCGCAGCTACAAGTCGCGGGCCTTGGAGGGGGCCGACGAAATGGGGCAGCTCTTCCAGGCCAACCCGGCCCTGTTTCCGATTCTGGGGGATTTGTATCTGAAATTCCGCGATTTCCCCGGACATCACGAAGCCGCCGCGCGGGTCAAGAAACTCCTCCCGCCGCCGCTCCAAGACCAGACCGAACAACCGGACGCGCAACAGCTCCAACAACAACTCGCGGAGCAGGGGCAGATGCTGCAGCAGCTCACCAAAGCCCTCGATGCCAAAACGCGCGAAATCGAGACGGATGCGGTGAAGGAGCAGGCCATTACCGCGCGTGAGCAGCAGCGTCTCGTGGCCGATGCCCAGCGGGAGCAGGCCGACCTGGAGATGCGGATGGATATGGAGCGGATGAAGAACGAAACGCAGCTCGCCATCGCGCACATGAAGATTCAGGCCGACGAAGCCAAGGCGGTCTTTGAGGCGACGACCAAGCGCGTGGGCACCGAGAGCCAATGGCAATACGACGAGGAGATGAAGGCGCGTGACCATGTCCAGGCGCAGGCGCTCGCGCAGATGAAGGCGTCCGGGACACCCGCGCGCACCGAGGCCCCCTGGGTGAGCCGTCCCCTGTCGCCAGAGGAAGGGCCCGACTATGGCACGCCCGTTTAAGCGGCCTCGTGTGCCGTCCACGACGGAGAGGTTGGGGAATCTCCTCGGTGAGCATGTGCGCTTCGGTGAATGGGGGCCGAGAGGCCCGGACACCATCACCCTGCGTGGCCGTCGTCGCGTCGGGGGCGGCGATCTTGAGGCGCGTGTGACCACACGACGAGGAGCGCGGCCTGGGGCCACTGTCGAATATTGGAAGAATGGGTGGTATGGGAATGTCGAGCGCACCCCCGGTGGGGAATTTGCGGTCCGGGTAGAGAAAACATTTTCGTTCTAAAGGAGCAGCCGATGCCTGGAGTCCCGTCTCGTACGCGACGTGCCCAACTGAAAGCCTCCGGCGACCGGGCGAAGGCCCTTGCGCGACAGGCGTTTGCCCAACGGCCTCAGCTCGCGCGCACGGGCCTGCGCCAGGCCCCGTCCCCGGAGCGCCTCGGGAATCTCCTGGGCGGGGGCCACCCGATGGCGTCCTGGCGTGATCCACGGGCCACGGGTGCCCGGTTCCGATGATCGCGTCGAGAAGCTCGGTGCGCCGGAACGCGGCGGTTCATGATCCGCGTGTCCTGACGGGGACGCAGGACGTCGGGCCGTTCACGCCGTATCGCGCGTTGGCACGGGCCGTCCTCCTGCAAGCGGTGAAAGACTGCACGAAACGCACCCGTGGCCCGAATGGTGTGGTGCGGTATCGGGATATCAGCCGTGAGGGCCATGCGGCGCTCTCGGCTCGGCGGTTTCTCTCGCGGCCGAGTGACGAACTCAGTTTCTGGTGTTTCTGGTTGCATATCCATCCGGATAGCATTCTCCAGGGGATGCGTCGGATGGCTATACATGACCACTGGCTCTGGCGCTCCGAGACGGTGCATTAGAGGACGGCATGAATCACGTACCCGATGATTTTTGTTTTGTTGATCAGCCTGGCTGTCAACACGACCGGTGCCTACGGGTCAGAGACGGCAATAGGACATGCCATGCAGGCCATCCGCTCGACGATGATGGGATGTGTAAAATCTGCGACGATGTAACAGCGGCACTGGCAAAAATTCTGCTTAACAAGATGCCAGCGGGTCAGAAGATCATGCGGAAGCAGTACAAACGGTCGGTCGATAACCGGATGCGCGATTATGGCAGCATTGATTGGGACAAAAAGGCGATCAAGATTAACAAGACGATGTCACGCACGATCCCTGGTGGGGTCTTGGACACCATTGTCCATGAAGAAACACATCGTCGCCGTCCCCAATTGAGTGAAAAAGCGGTCAAGAAGCAAACGACTCGCACCATTGAGCGTATGCCCGCGTCCACAAAGTCGCGCCACTATAGGCGCTATCGCGAGGGGACGGGATAGGGTGAAGGGATGTAAAGCCAGACGGAGACACTTGGGAGAGCTTGACGATGCGGAAGTTGCCGATCTGCTGGCCCATATCGCCGACTGGCTGCAAGCGCATGGCGTGCCTGGATCAATATTACACGAATACAGCCTCTACACGGCAGTGCAGGAGGAGCATGAGAAGGCGCGGTACTACTTGAGTGAAAAAGCGGTCAAGGAGCGAACGGCTCGCTTTGAGCGTATACTCGCGTCCGGCACGTGGCCGGAATAGGGTGCAGCGATGACCTTTGCCTGTTCCGGGTGCGGGGCCTGTTGCCGGGCAGCCGCCGACGCCGGGCTCGTCCCGACCAGAGACGGCCACTGTGTCCACCTGACCGACGACCAGCAGTGTGCGATTTATGCCACGCGCCCCGAGATATGTGATGTCGCCGCCACGCACGCGCGACAGGTGGGGCAGGGACTCCAGATGACGCAGGCGACGTATTTCACGCTGAGCACGCACGCGTGTCATGCCTTGATGGACCGGTACGACATCGAGCCTCGGTTTCGCCTGGACCCGTCGCGCTACACGCACGCCGATACCATGAGAAGAGGAGGACAGTATGGCCCGTAAACTCTCAGCGTCCGTCCGTGCCGCCCGTGCCAAGCCCGGCGGCAGCAATGTGGGCAACTACCCCACGGTGAAAAGTTTCGCAGGACCGTCCGGCGGTGCCCCGAAGGGGAGT